TTAGTGAAGTGCTCACTGAAGGTGACTCCGGTGACGCGGTGACGGTCGAAAGGGGGGTTAGATGGGTTGGTTAAGAAGTGGGGCTTGGAAGGGGTTGGTTAGCTAAGTTGGCTAAGTGGAGGGGCGTGGTTAACACAATGGTTAACGGCAAGGGTGGAGCGACATGAACGAAGATTACTGGAAAGTAAGGTGCGAGGAGTTGGAGGAGGAACTTCGCCAGGTCCGCGATGTGCTGCGGAGGGAAATTCATCCCGTCGTGTCGGCGATGGGAATGATTGCCCCGCAGACCCCCAGCGGGGCGGTTACGATGGTGGCGGCGCTGTACAAGGCCCACCCTCACGCCTTGTCGCGAGAGCGCCTGATGCTGGCGCGGCGGGCCTGCAAGGAGGACGTGGACGACAAAGTGATTGATGTTCAAATCTGCAAGGCTCGCCAAGGGCTGCGAAAGGCCGGGGCCGAAGGGCCGATCATCGTCAACGTCTATGCCGCCGGCTATCGGATGCATGCTGGCGCGTATGCGTGGCTGTCTGAGCGGCTGATGGAGGTGCAATTAGCTGAGGCGCGGTTGACGGACACACGGTTGACAGAGGGCGCGAACCTTGCTTCTGTCCCCACAAAACACAGGGGTTGACGACAAAACACAGGGGCTGATCATGGGTAATCACTTGGACATGGCGCAACGCCAGATTGAAGACCGAGCAGAACTGAGCCGCGTGCGGGCAGAGCTGGCGATTCAGCGCAAGGCGCTCGCTAATCTGGAAGAACGCGAGGTCGCCATTGTGGGGCGCATGGATGAGCGTTTGCTGGCCATGGCGAGCTTGTTGGAGGCTGACAAAGCGATTGGGTTGGCGGTTGAGCCGCCCGCTTTGGAAGTGACGATTGAGACAACGCCGGTGGATGCGGATGCGGACGCGGATGCGGATGCGGATGCGGTTGACCTAACTGCGGTTGATCTGGCCGCCGTGTCTGAAAAGCCGTTTCAACGGCCTCCTGGCGCAGTCGCTTTCTGATGGCCGCTATTGGCAACCCCGCCGCCGTCCAAGCCGCAGCCGCCAAGCGAGACCAGTGGGGCCGCGAGAGGTACGAGCAGGGACGCCGCGATGGCGAGGCTCAAGCCGACGCCCGTTATGCCGACCGCCTTGAAGCCGCCCGCGCGGAACACTTGCAGGAGATTGCCCGTCTCGACGAGCGACACAAGGCGAACGACATTGAGATCCGCGGTGCAGCCTATTGGCGCGGCAAAGTGATCGGCGCTGTCGGCGGCCTTGTGGTGGGGTGCTTCCTTACGGTGCTGACCGGCGCGCTGATGTTTAACCAGAACGAACGCGCTTTGCAGGCTGGCGCTAATGTGGCCCAGGGCGGCATGACCGCGGGGCTGGCTATCGATGCTTTGCAACAAGGGGCAGAACAATGAAGATTGGCGTTGGACTTCCACCCGGTTGGTCCGTTATCGGGACGATCTTTACCGGCGCTCTTCTCTGGATCGGCGCGCAGCTGCCGGCATGGCTCGCTTGGGGCTTTACCGTCTTGACGGCGCTTGTCCCTGATGTCAGTGTGGCCCCTGTTGTTGAGCCCCCTGTGCAGTGATGGCAAAACGTCCCGGCCTTTACGCTAACATCGCAGCCAAGCGAGCCCGCATTAAAGCAGGCTCCGGCGAGAAGATGCGGAAACCCGGAGCAAAAGGCGCTCCCACCGCGAAGGCGTTTCGCGAGAGTGCGAAGACGGCGAGGAAGTGATGGCAAAGCCCGCAAAAGGAAAGGCTATGGTTAAGGTCACCGCTTCTGGTAAGCGCGTGTCTTATGGCCAAGCCGGTGAAGCCAAAGGCGGTGGGCCTCGCGTGCGGCCAGGAACGAGCAAAGGCGATGCTTATTGCGCACGTTCTATGGGGCAGATGAGAGACAACCCGAAAGCAGCCGCCGACCCGAACAGCCCGTTGCGGTTAAGCCGTAAGCGCTGGAAGTGTTCGGGTGAGCGGTCGCAGCGTTAAAGCGTAGCTCGCGCGCGGTAATATGAAGAAACCAGGTCGCCCTGCTCACGTTAAAACCGAAGAGAACGCGCAGCGCGTTGAGCAGCTGTGCGCCTATGGCATGGATCACGTCACTATCGCCAAAATCTTTGGCATTAGCCACGACACGCTGACCAAGTATTATCGCGATGAGCTTGACGTTGGCAAAGCCAAGGTTGTTGAACAGGTTGCAAACTCGCTGAAGCAGAACGCCCTTAATGGCGACACGCAGGCGCAGAAGTTTTTCCTGTCAAGCCGTGCGGGCTGGAGCGAAAGCTCCCAGCAAAAGGTTGATGCGAGCGTAACCCTTGCCGTCGTTACAGGCGTCCCGCATGCCTCAGAAGCAGATTAGCCTCGCCTACTACCCTCGCGAATGGCAAGCTGACTGTCACAAGCGCAAGGCCCGCTTTCGCGTGCTGGCGCTTCACCGTCGAGCCGGGAAGACCGAGCTTGCGTTGATGGAGCTAATCGACGCGGCGCTTAAGACCACCGCGGACCTGGCTTATTACGTTTACCTCGCGCCTTTCCTGAAGCAGGCCAAGACCATCGCATGGGCGCGCTTGAAGCAGCGCCTGGCCCCGCTTCTGAACGTCAATGCTGTGACGGTTAACGAAAGCGAGCTTAGCATTAAGCTGGCTCACAATGGCGCAGTGATCCGCATCTTCGGCGGCGATAACCCAGACGCCTTGCGTGGCGTGCGCCTTGATGGCGTGGTTATCGATGAGGTGGCGCAAATCAAGCCCGAAGTCTGGCAGGACATTATTCAGCCGGCGTTGTCAGACCGCAAAGGTTGGGCGCTGTTCATTGGCACGCCGTCTGGCGTCAACCTTTTCAGCGAGCTTTTCTTTCGCGCCAAGACCCTGCCAGATTGGGCCTCGGCACTCTATACGGTTTACGACACCGACGCCCTTGATACTGACGAGATCGCACGCTTGCGCCGCGACATGAGCGAGACGTCTTTCAGCCGCGAGTATCTGTGCGACTTCAGCGCGGCGGGCGAAGATCAGCTGATTAGCTTGTCTGACGTCCAGGCCGCGACGCAACGCCACTACGCGATCACGGAATATCAATGGGCGCCGCGCATTCTTGGTGTTGACCCTGCGCGCTTTGGCGATGATCGATCGGTCATCTTCCCGCGCCAAGGGCTTGTGGCGTTCCCGCCCATCGTCTTGCGTGGCGTGGACAACATGGACCTGGCCTCGCGCGTCGCGGCCAAGATCGCCGAGTGGCAACCGGACGCGGTGTTCATTGATGCAGGCAATGGCAGCGGCGTGATCGATCGCTTGCGCCAGCTTAAGCATGAAGTCACAGAAGTCTGGTTTGGCGGACGCCCTATTGACGAAGCCTACAAGGACAAGCGCACCGAGATGTGGTGCGGGTTGGCCGAGTGGATCAAGTTGGGCGGCGCGATCCCTGATGACGTGGCGCTTAAACAGGATCTTGCCGCGCCGACTTACGCCTTCACGCAGACGGGTAAGCGCGTGCTGGAAAGCAAGGATGACCTCAAGGCGCGCGGGCTTCCCTCACCCGACCTTGGCGACGCCTTGGCCCTGACCTTTGCCGCACCCGTTGCGGCTAAGACCCGCTTTGAGCGCCAGCGCGATGAGCTGGCCCGGCCTCGCTCGCGTGGTGAGTACAACCCTTTGGATATGGTCTGATGGCGATCCCGCGCGAGATCATCGCCAGCGAGTGGATCGACCGCGCCTGGCCGCTGCTTGAAGAGCATTACGCCGAGCTGGCGACTGTGCCGGACATCATGTTGCTCAAGCCTGACGTCGAGCGCTATCAAACGCTTGAGGCGGCGGGGAACTTGTTTGCTATCGGTATGTTTGACACTCATGTCGATGCTGATGGCGTTGGCGCCGAAACCCTGGTTGGCTACAGCGTTAACATTGTGTGCACTAACCTGCATTATGGCGACCTCTTGATGTGCCAGAATGACTTGCTCTTTGTGCGCAAGTCACACCGGCGCGGCATGACCGGCATGCGGCTGATTACGGCGACCGAGCGCGCCGCCAAAGAGCGAGGTGTCAAGATGA